GAGGATTCGTCATCAAAAGCAATCACACGTTGACTGAGATTCATCTCAGCGTTGTCTCTAGCTATCTCCTCCATATCGTTTATAGGCGCCCTAACTTGCCTGACCCATTCGCATACCTTGTAGGATGGTTCTATATACGGGACCATTCTGCCTACGGTTCTGGGTAGCTTGGATTCAACGACGATGAACCTGTTCAAAAATCCATCAACGATACGTCCTGTTGATAAAGCACCGTAGAAGTTTCTAGGTACAGACATCCCAATCAACGTGATCGCTGGTTTGATCGTATGGCGATCTAAGGCTTCCTGTTGCTGTTTTTGAGTAAAGGTCATCATAGAGTAGTTATCTGGCCTTAACGTGCCGTGACAACGTCCCCAAGCCTCCATAAGCACCTGTATAGCGTCTTCCTTGTTTGAATTGGTTGATTTAGATATAGACTCTAGCCTTTTACCAAATTCGTCCATAACGGTGACGTGTGTTGGTTTGTGACGCAGTAAACTGTATACCGCGCCACTAGACGTATAACCGTCACCCGCCATTAAATCTTCAAACCCAGCTCCTTCTAATATGGTTTCTATCACCGTCTTGACGTTTTCTTTACCTTGTCCTGATTTGGCGATACACATAAAGAACAAAGACGAAAAGTTGTTCATATCTGTCTTATATAGACGACCAAGTGCAACAGACCCTAAAGCCAACGAGGTTTGCAGCGATAGAGCGGGTTGTTGTATCTGCGCTATCTCTTCAGAATACTCGTATACATCTTTGAGTATGCCTGGTGGTTCGTAGAGATCTATTGGTTCTTTCACGTTGTAGGTGCGTTGAATGAAAGCTGGCGCTTGTTGGTTCTTTCTATCGTGTGTCTTTTGTATAGAGTTTACTGTAGTTGATATCTCCGATCTAGGTAAAGGTGGCTTGTTTTGTTGATTCCAAGATTGAACAAAAAACTCAACCATCTCTATATTCACACCTTTAGCTATTAGATTGCCAGCCAGTCTTGCCGCGTTATCGTTACGACTGCCTTGTACTACACCCGTCAGTTCAAAAGGTTGCGATATGCTTTTGGTATTGACCTTATCAACACCAGTTATCATCACCCAATGTTCTTTTGTCAGATCAGGCAGATCATTCGTATCATGCCAATCCCACTCCTCTATAAACTTAGGCTCGTATATCGCACCTGTCGCGTGAATATTATAAGGTGCAATAATAAGACCGCCCTCTCCTCTTATATCTATAAGTTTTGCGGGATCTGAAGTATCGGTTCTTCTGGCAACATAAGTCGTAAAGTTTTCAGGGTTATTGTAGTAATAGTGCATACCCTTACCCGTCGCCACTTTACATGGTGTGTTTGGTAAATTGGTTTCTGCCCAGTTGACTGCCTCTGGTGTATCGGCATCAACAACAATGAACTTGCCACATATCAGAGCTACGACAAGGTCATCACGGCCTTGAAACCATCTTGTTATTTCTTCTGTCGTCGGTTGTCGTTCTTTAAACTTTTGCCATCCGCCTAATTCTTTTGGCGGAACTTTATTATGGCGTAGTAAGGGAACAGGGCTGTAGCCACTTTCCGCATACGCAAGAGCGAGTTCCAACGCAGAATCCTGCGCGGACGCTTTGACGTTTAACACTACTCAACCGTTTCACTTGTATCTTCTTTTTCGCTATCTATAGGACCATAGATGGAAAAGAAATCTAACTTACCTTCAGTTGCCACAATAATCTTTTTGGCCTGATCCGTTGATGGCTGTCTGTTGCCATACCTCCAAGCCTTGACTGTATGTGTAGAACAATCGAATAACTTTGCAGCAGCTTCGATCCCTACAAACTCTATGTATTTACTTAAACTCACTCGTTCCACTTCACGCTCCTTATATGCTGGTTCAAGTCCCTGACTGTATAAATCCATCAGTTCTCTCTCTACCAATTGTTGTTGCCTATGGAAGTAATTAATCTTCCATTGATTCTTATTGATTTTTGCTTTGTTCATGTATACTATATGTGTAATTATGTTTTCGTGTGATTGTAACTGAAAACATTTACATTAACAACTGGAGAAAAATATGAACATAAGTATTCAGGACCGCATCAAGTCACCGAGCGATTTAGTTGAGTCGCAAGGCGCCAAACTTTTAGTGTATGGCGAAAGTGGTGCGGGTAAAACAACTCTTTGTCAAACGGCTCCTGGTAAAACATTAGTCGTTAGTATGGAGAGTGGTCTTCTCTCTATTAAGGATGCCCCAGATCTTGATGCAATCGAGGTCAAGGAAGCTTCTGAGATAGAAGAGATAGCTCAACTACTTGAGAACGGAACACTACAATACGACACCGTTTGTCTTGATAGTGTTACGGAAATGGCTGAAATCTTGCTTTCGCAAGAAAAGGCCAAAAGCAAAGATCCTAGACGTGCGTACGGAGAGGTCATCGAAGTGATGATTAAAACGATGCGTAGGTTCAGGGATTTACCTGTCCACGTTATATTCATTGCTAAACAAAGCAGAGAACGTGACGAGCAGACAGGTGCCTATCATTACCAACCGATGATGGTTGGCGCCAAACTTCCTACGCAGATACCTTACTTCTTTGATGAAGTATTGGTTCTTCGTACGTTTGACGAAGAAAATGAAGAAGGTAAGACCGTCACTACAAGATGGTTGCAAACGAGAATTGGTCAGAACTATATAGCCAAGGATCGTTCAGGTAAGTTAGACGGGTTTGAGTCACCCGATCTGGCTAGTGTAATAAATAAACTCGGATTTGCAGGAGGTGCAGCATGAGTGACTTTGAAGGATTGGATATAGACTTGGATGCCGCAGAGAGTAGCTCTGCAATTCCAGAGGGTGATTACCCTGTCGTAATATTGTCTTGCGAAAAGACAACGTCTGCGGCTGGTAACGACTACTTGAAGTTAGAAGCCGAAGTAACGGGTGATAACTACGCTGGGTGGAGGTTAAGAAAAAACTTTAACCTCTGGTATGTAAATGACGATAAACAAAAGCAAGAAGAAATCAGAGGCTACGCTAATAACGACTTTGCTCGTTTAGCAAAAGCCGTTGGTTTCAAAGAAGTTCCTAAGACTGCTTGGGAGTTTCAAAACAAAACTTTTGAAGCGAGAGTCGTCATTGTTGAAGATCAGACTGGTGAATACGGTCCAAGCAACGAAATTAAATCGTTCTTGCCGTTGAAGACTGAGTCTGCTCCAAAGGCGGTAGACTTGCCACCTAGTATGGATGAATCAAACGATGCTTCTCCAGGTGAGGCAGCTCCCCTAAACAAGCCCTCACTGTAATCGTTCGGCTAGGCTAGGAGTCGTTAGAGCCAAGCTCAACCTAGCACTTTCCGTATAAATCCCAATTAGTTTTTAAGATAGATAACCAATCGTCCATAGTCATAACGGCTATAGCTTGGTTGTCGCGTACCCAATCAGGATTGATCGCGTACAGAGGTATGCAAACTCGTATCGGTTTGCGGTTGTATTTGTAGATAAGTACGGGGATGTTATCTTCGCAACTTGCACATACTTGTCGCCACCACTCAGGCTTTACCCAATCGCCTTCTTTGTAGAACTTACACTCTATCGCGTGGTTGGGTATTTGCAGATCGCAGAGATCTCGTTGTTGATATTGATCCAGGTTGCGCTTAGTTTGAAAGTCTATACCTTCCTCTATAAAAAAGTTATTGAGTATACGTACAACGTCTCTCTCGAACTGAGCGCCTTTGTTTCTGGAATTAATCTTGGCCATTTATTTTTTTTTATTAAGTTTATAATTTTCTTTGCTCTGCATATAAATTAACGCTCTTGTAACTTGCTCCAGTAATTTTTCTTGATCTTTTCTAGTTGGTATTGCACAAGAGGCACAATCACATACAAGCAAAGCCGTAGTGCCTACTGGGGGTAGTCCATATTTTTTACATTTAATCTTGGCCATCTAAATCAAGTGTAACAACATTAGGGCTGTTGTATACGGTTGGCTTCTCACCTTTCAGATGTCGCATATAAGCGTGTAGGTGCTTCTCCATAGTCAGCCAAGCCACGTCCATTTGTTCGTTGGTTATCTTGAAGACTTTACTGGCGTAAGGTTGTTTCTTTTCTTGCGCGACAAAGACAAACTCTTTGACTTTGTATCCCGCGGCTTCCATACCCCTTCTGTACCAGGCGGCTTGTTCTGCGTATCCGTATTTCAATACAGACTCTTTGAACGACTCAGGACTGCAAGAGTAAGTGGTTTTATAATCAACCACGACTATCTCGTAATCTTGATGTGGGCCTTGCGGTTTACAGATGATGTCTGGTCTGCACTTACACAAGACGTCGTCTTCAAACCAATAGAAAGATGCCTCGGGTATCTTGCCGTCGCCGTCCAGATACATCTTGCCTTCTTCAATCATATAAGCATCCATTTGATTGATCGCGTGCATATCAGCTTCGTTGATAACGACTAGGCCTCTGTCTAAAAACTCTTGTTTCATTTCTTTATTGGCTTTCGTATACGGGGATCCAAAGATTACGCCTACATTATTATGAAAGGCTTCGTCGCCCTCCACTAGCATATAGTGAGCGGCAGTACCAAAGTTCATAGCCGAAGTAGTTTCTTGTTCTACTTCAAGCGCGTGTATTTGGCTTTCACCAAACTTACGAAAGAAGCTAGAACTTTTACCCACATCAGAGTGGTAGAGTTCGTTGGGTATATCAAAGACAACAAGTGCGTCGCCTTTCTGAGTTGGTTCATATTGTTCTAGTTCAGGTATTGCTTTCATTTTTTTCTCCATTGTTATAACCCTCCGCTATTAAAAACAAATCAATCTTTTCATTAATATCTTCTGTTATAGCCTTACCAAGGACAATATTATTGCGGCCATGGTAAGGAAAAGAAAATAAATTAATTTTTACATGATCAAATAAAAAGTCTTTTACAGCTTCATAAGCTACTTCTTGTAATTTTTCTTTTTTAGATTGCAAGATTTCGTCTACAAATTTTTCAGTTCTTTTCATTTCATCCTCCAATTAAAAAGGTATCTCGTCATCCACATCCCAAGTCTTAGGTCTGTAAACTCGTTTAGTATCTTCTTCCTTTTGTCGTTTCTCAAAAGCGGCTTGCTTCTTGAACATATCTATAAAGGGTGAATCTTCTTCGTATTCTAACAGGGTGGTCTGCACCACGTTGTCGTTATAAAAAGGTTCAGGCCAATAGCCTATATCGTTTTTGATACGCATAAGGTTTTGACTGACCGTTTCGCGTGGGTTGTATTCGGGTTTTTGTATGGCTTGCCAATACTCCTGGACCGCTTTGATTTCTGTATCGTCGCCGACAAACGTAATATCAAACTCAGTCTTGTCGTAAGGCAAATACACAAACTTACCGTCCTTCTTCTTTAGAGGGTAGCAACGAATGGGTTTACCTATTGTCATCTCC